CACGGCACAGATGGTGATGAGATGGCCAAGTTCAGGAACATGGTGACAGCACCAGATGAAGAGAAAGCGGCGGAAACATTCGCTAACGAACCTGAAGAAAAAGTTTCAGACATAGACACATTAGTGAACGTACACTCAGGTGGATTGAACAGACGTAAACAGCAGTTCGCGAAAGCACAGGACGGTGATAACGCAATGGCAGTTGCCCAGGAAGACAAGATCACCGAAGAAGAACTTGCCAACAGCCTTAGAACACAGTACGAAAGTTTCAAATCAGCATATCAGACAGAAGCCAAAAAAGCAAAACCTGACTTCTTGGATATGGACAAAGATGGTGATAAAAAAGAACCAATGAAAAAAGCCATCAAAGACAAAGAAGCAAAGTAATACTTTTCCGATCATCCGAACAGCGTTAAATACTACACTATGGCGTATGTATCACTAGATAGCGACCAAATCAAGAAGGCGCACAAGAAACACAAGTACACCAAAGAACAGGTAGAGAAACTTGAGAAGTGTATGGATCCCAAAACGGGGCCTCTGTACTTCATGAGGGAGTTCATGATGATACAGCATCCTGTCAAGGGTTCCGTGAATTTCGAACCTTTCCCGTACCAAGAACGCTTGATAGAGAGCTACAACAATCACAGATTCAGCATAGCCATGCTACCCAGACAGACGGGCAAGACCACGTGTGCATCGGGCTACCTGGTGTGGTATGCCATGTTCAGACCAGACTCACAGATCCTAATAGCCGCACACAAATATGCGGGTGCATCAGACATCATGTCGAGAGTGCGTTACGCATACGAGATGTTGCCATCGTGGATCAAAGCGGGCGTGACACAATACAACCGGAACAGCATAGAATTCGACAATGGTTCAAAGATAATGGCGACCACAACAACAGAGAACACAGGTAGGGGTATGTCACTCACACTTATATATTGTGATGAGTTCGCGTTCGTACAACCGCCAGAGAAGGCCAAGGAGTTCTGGACATCACTATCACCAACCTTGAGTACAGGTGGTAAGTGCATGATAACCTCAACTCCCAACTCGGATGAAGACCAGTTCGCAATGATCTGGAAAGAGGCCAACAAGAGGTTTGACGAGTACGGCAACGACAAGATAACAGGCACCAACGGTTTCTACGCCATGAAGGCACACTGGTCAGAACACCCCGACAGGGATCAAGAGTGGGCCGACGCAGAACGGGCCAGGATCGGGGAAGAACGGTTCCGCAGGGAACACGAATGTGAGTTCTTGATCTTTGACGAGACCCTGGTTTCCAGTATGGTTCTAGCCGACATGGAGGGCACACCCCCTGTCGAGACAACAGGACAGGTACGTTGGTTCAAGAGGCCAACCCCAGGACACACCTACATGGTGTCACTGGATCCCAGCATGGGAACAGGCGGTGACTACGCCGCAATACAGGTCTTTGAACTTCCCACATTTGAGCAAGTGGGCGAGTGGCATCATAACATGACCCCGATGAACCAACAGATAAGAATTCTACAAGGAATCAACAAACACATACATGATACAATCATGGAACAGGATTCCACAGCAACACCTCAAATTTTCTACTCCATGGAGAACAACTCCATAGGTGAGGCCGCATTGATGCGTGTGATGGATATAGGTGAGGAGAACATCATGGGCATGTTCTTAAGTGAGCCGATCAGGAAGGGACACAGGCGTAAATTCAGGAGGGGATTCAACACCACAGCAAAACACAAGATAGATGCCTGTACCAAATTCAAAGAACTCATAGAGAATGACAAGATGAAAATACACTCGCAGTTGTTGATATCGGAACTTAAAGACTTCGTGGCATCCGGCATGAGTTACAAGGCCAAACCCGGACAGCACGACGACCTAGTCAGTGCGTGTCTATTAATGACACGTATGATGAAAGTACTAGCGGACTTTGATCCTAAAATTTTTGAGAAATGGACAGATAGGACGAGTGAGATCACACCTATGCCCATCTTTGGATCGTTCACAGGATAACGTGAGAAAAAATCTATATTACAAGTCAGGTGAGGAAGGTAATGTTGACTTCAATGAACGATGGAATGATCTCTCAGGAATAATCGATTTCAACAAAGATCACACCGTGCTGGATGTTGGCTGTGCCGAAGGACTGATAGCCATAGAACTATCAAAGAGATTCAAAAAAGTTTTTGCGTTTGACATAGAGCCTTACAGAATAACGAAGGCACGTGAGAATGCTGTGGGAATACCGAACATAGAATTCTCAACGGAAAACTACATATCCTATCAGTATCAAGATTACGATCAAGTGTTCTGCCTGGGTGTGTATCACAAGATAAAGAACAACCAGCGACAAGGGGCACTGGACGATATGTTCAAGAAGTGCTCTTCAACATTGTATCTACGTGTGCCCATAGTCGGCAAGGATGTGCCAAAAACCGTGGGTGTAAGCGACGCAGAGGTGCTTAAAATTGCTGGTAATAATGATTTTGTACTAACACACCGTACCGTACAGAGACCACAACATGGAACCATATTCAAGTTCGCAAGGCACTAAATAGCACTATATGAACCCTAAAAACTCACAGGACCTATTCAACAAGATCAGATCACAGTTCGCCAACATCAGACTGGGTGACGAGAACGGGGCCGCCACAGCGGATCCACAGGGCGCAGTGTTCTTTGAGTTTGAATTCGCCGAGGATGCCGACACTTTCGGAAGCGTGAGCATAAGCCTAGCGGACGGTGAGAACATGAAGGTGTACTACAACAGGGATCTTGTTAACAAGATCGATGAGGACAGCAGAGATGAATGGTACGCTTTCCTAAAGGAATTGAAGGACTTCGCAGTGGAGCACCAATTGGGTTTCGACGTCAGAGATATAACAAAAAACAACCTAACGAAGCAGGATTATGAAAATCTAGCAGATACGAACAAAACGGTAAATACTGGCGAGATGTCAGAAGAACTAGCAAGAATTACTAAATTAGCGGGTGTCGAGAAGGCACCGGTCGCAGAAGGCCTAACTGGCACTTCCAAGAGTTCATTTGAGAATCTAGAAAAAACAAGATTGATAATCAGGCACAAGGGCAAAGTTGACGAGACAGTGCCAGGAGCGAGATCAAGACAGATACAATCACTGTACATAGAGAACGAAGATGGCGAGAGATTCAAATATCCACTAACACACCTAGCAGGTGCGAGAGCCATGCAGAGGCACGTGGCCAACGGTGGAAGACCGCATGACGAGTTCGGACAGCACATTATAGCAACATCAGAAGACATAGCAAAATTAAACTCATTCTCGAGATATGTCACCAACAAAGATCAGTTGAATGACAACGCGGGCGACATCATAGAACAGACCAAGATGAAACTGGAAAACTTGAGAGGCTACATGAAGAACCTATCAAAACAGAGTCACTATGAAACAGCATCGAAAGATTTCAAAACATCAGAAGAACAAATACTAGACGATGAAACCGTAAACAAACTGAGAGAGAAGTTCACCATGAAAAACCTAGATGCCAGAGTAGAGGATGCTTTACCAATTATAAACAAGATAATGAGTGAACTTACAGAAAAAGAAGAAGATGAGGAAGGCGAAGCAGAAAAATTATCAAAAGACAAACACCAAGGTAGAGTAGATGTGCATTCACACATGGATGGTGACGATGACGAAAAGAAAGAAGATCAGGTCAACGAACTAGAACCGGGTGATGAGCCTATCGACGCACCAATACAACCACCAGTGGATCATGGCGCAGTGGTACAGAGTTTCCTTACTGATCCAGACAGTAAACTGATCCTGAGGAAAGATGACACAGCAGACAAGATGCTGTCAAGGACGAAATTCACTAACAAGAACACAATGTTGAGTTCAATACTTTCAGACATAGCGTCAAGACTGCTGACCAAATCAGGCGAGGAAGACAGAGTAGCCAACTTCGCAAGTAGGGTGGCAGATGAGATGGACCAAGAGAATTCATCCACATTCAAACCAACACCGGACTACATTAAGAACAAGAAGATAGCGATACAACTGGCCAAGAGATACATCGACGACTACAAGAAGATGCAGGCGGATCCAGAGTACGGCAAAGAAGTAAGGATGGAGCCAGGTGCGTTCGCACCAAAGAAGGACCTAAAAGGCAAGGCCAAGGAGACGGAAGCGTTCGAATCATGGGCAGACAACATCGTGGAACAGAAACCATACGTGTCGATGTACAAGGGCGAAGACGGCAAGATGGTGTATGACGTGCTAGACAAAGATGGCAAGTCAGCATTCACTTCCGCAGATGAAAAAGTGGCCACAGACTACCTACACAAGAATTTTGACAAACTCAAAGAGTATGCCACCGAACCCAAAGATCAAGAAATTGAAAAGAAGGACAAAGAGGACGCAACAAAACTTGACGTGACGAAAGCGGACAAGATGATGAACACAACTGCTTACAAAAGAATGAAAGCCGGTGATGAAAGATACGCTGACAAAACAGAAGGCATGGGCGACAAGATAGCAGACATGGCACAGAGCATGAGCAAAGACGAATTCATGAGCCACGCTGATGAACTAGGACTCACACCAGAAGAGGCCGCGGAACACTACGAGAAGATGCAGGGTGGAGCACACGCTGGCAAGTTCGAGGGCAACCAGTTCGCACAGGCAGTACAGAAAGCCAAGGCCGCGGGCATGAAAGCGGGTGACAAGTTCAAAGTGGGCGATCAGGAATACACTTTAAAAGATGCCATAGAGTTGGCAGGCTTACAACTTGAAGAATTCTTCTCAGAAGAAGAAATGGCTTACGATAATCAAATAGATCGTATAAAAAACCTAGCATTCTATCAATAGGTATCTTTCCATTAAAATAAAATAATTTACTTTACCAATTGAACAATATATAATATCTGTATGAATTATCACGCGGTCTTTGTGTTCTTGCCCTTCAGCAAGATAGATGCTATGCCATTGGCTCCGGCCTTACTAAAAGCCATCTGTGACTCGCATGGACTTAAGACCACAACAGTTGATCTAAACATAGAAACACAACTGGCGTACAAAGATAAAGTGTTTTCCACGGAAATAGAAAAGTACATGATGTTCTTTTCAGAAATGTCAGAAGAAGCACACGACTGGTACCAAGAATATGTTGAAAAAACCGCCAGACGTCTAATAGAGATGAAAAGCAACTGGATAGGTCTTTCTTTGTTGAGTTATCAGAGTCTCTGCTTCGCACATGATTTATGTTTCCATATAAAAAAAATAAATCCTGGTCAAAAAATAATACTGGGCGGTCCCGGAATCAGTAAGGATGACAACACAAACATACCGTACAAGAACAATAAAATGATGTCTGACACTATGTTAGAAACAGGATTATGTGATGCTGTGGTAATAAATGAAAGCGAAAATTTACTTATAGATATACTTACTAACAATAAAAAAGGAAAATTCAATTCGGGCAGGCAATTGACTCATGAGGAATTAAATGAATTGCCCACCCCATCATACATTGACTACAAAGTCGACCTGTATGCCAACAGTTCAAAAATCTTTCATCTCACGGAACAAGCGGCCGCGGCAACAATTACCGGATCAAAAGGATGTGTGAGGAGATGTACCTTCTGTGACGTGTTCACATTTGAACCAAAATTTGTTTTCAAGGATGGCAAAAAAATAGCAGACGAGATGATCGAGATCTATGAAAAACAAGGTATCACAAATTTCATGATGTCTGACAGCCTGATAAATGGGTCCATGAAAGCATTCAGACAAATGAACGAAGCATTGGCAAAAAAATTGCCAAAAACATTATCCTACTATGGTGAATACATAGCAAGGCCCAAGGGCCAAACAACAGAGGACGATTACGAACTCATGGCGCAGGCAGGTTGTAAGCATGTAATAGTCGGCGTGGAATCTGGAAGCGAAGCCGTTAGGAATCACATGGGTAAAAAGTTTACAAACGAGGATCTATCTATAATGATAGAAAGCCTACAGAAAGTAGGAATCACACAAGAGTGGAATCTCATGACCGGTTACGTAACAGAAACAAGAAAGGACTTCGAAGACACACTATCGCTAGTGGAGAAATATAAACATTTCGAATTTCCAAATGTAATAGTAAATCCGGTAGGGGTACTTCATCTTTTGCCAGGTTCACCGTTGTATGATACACACGCGAGAAAATTAGAAGTCGAGTGGGAAGATATAAAAGCGGGTGTTGGATTGGTTTATGAATATTGGAAAATTCCAAGCAATCCTGACAACACTTTCATAAATCGTGTGAATTGGTGGATAGAACTGCTAGAGCTGAGTAACAAATATAAACTTATGACCGAGTATAGATACAAAACAAAAAAAGCGTTGGCCAAAAGAATGATCAAACACTGGAAGGAAAATAAGATATAATGTTGCAACTAACTTTGGAGATAGGAAGAAAAGGCAACAAACTCCCCATGGGAGAGATCAAGTTCAATGATGAATTAATTCATTCTGGAGAATACGATAAGAATATATTTGATCTCAAACAGCAAGTAGGAACAAATATATTATCTGTCAGTTTAGAAAATAAAGTCGACAGAGACACTGTACTGAAGGGCAATCAAATAATTCAAGATGTATTCGTAATAATCAAGGATCTTAAATGTACAATAACAGGTGATTCATTGAACGACTTCGATACTATAGGTACATACATTACTGAAAAAAATGAAGATATAAAAACATTCGGATATCTCTCATACAACGGTGTGTATACCTTTAAGTTTGATTATCCATTTTTTGTTTTCAAGAAAAATAAGATATTTTACCAATAATAGTAGTAGACAATGGATAAATATAGTTGTATATTAAACACTATATGTCTAATATACATTTAGGCAAACTAACAAACATAGGCACACAAGGAGGCTTACATTATGGCATCATTAGCTGAAATAAGAGCGAAATTGAAATCTCAAGAAGTGAATCGCTCCACTTCCAACACAGGCGGAGACAACGCCATCTACCCACACTGGAACATAGCAGAAGGTTCTGAAGCAGTAGTTAGGTTCTTACCGGACAAGGACGAGACCAACACATTCTTCTGGACTGAAAGGAACATGATCAAACTGCCGTTCGCGGGCATCAAGGGTCAGACCGACTCGAGACCAGTGACAGTGCAAGTACCATGCATGGAAATGTATGGCAAGACTTGTCCAGTACTAACAGAAGTTAGACCGTGGTTCAAAGACAAGAGCATGGAAGACATGGGCAGAAAATACTGGAAGAAGAAAAGTTACATCTTCCAGGGATTTGTCACAACGAATCCGTTAGCGGAAGACACAACACCTGAGAATCCAATCAGAAGATTCATCATTGGACCTCAGATCTTCAACATAATCAGAGGGGCATTAATGGATCCAGAAATGGAAGAAATGCCAACTGACTACGTGAAAGGTGTAGACTTCAGGATCACCAAGACAACCAAAGGTGGTTACGCTGACTACTCAACATCAAAATGGTCAAGAAGGGAAAGAGCTCTAGACGAGGCGGAGAGAGCCGCGATAGAGACGCACGGGTTACACAACCTAGGTGACTTCAGACCAAAAGAGCCAACCGAGGCAGAAGTGAAAATAATCAAGGAATTGTTTGAAAAATCTGTTGAGGGAGAGGCTTATGATCTAGAACAGTACGGACAGTACTTCAGACCAGCGGGCGTGGCTTACCAAAAACCACAGACACCTGTTGCGGAAGCACCAGCGACCACAACGGCACCTGCATTTGAACCTGCTCCAGCAGTAAGCGAACCTGCTCCAGCACCACAACCAGAGGCGGCACCGGCAACGGCGGCACCCGCAGGAGACAGTGCCAAGAGGGCAGAAGACATACTGAAACTGATCAGATCGAGACAAGCGAAATAATCTGACATTTTACCAAGGCCCAGGCATTGACTGTGTGGCCTTGTGTAATATAATAGGAACATGAACAATATTAAGAAAGCGATCGAATGGATCTTGTACAAACAGATACCAGCATGGGTGTTGGTTGTGTTAGTGATCATTTGGATCTTACTATAGGACGATAACAATGACAAAAGTGTTTGACGCAACAAAATTTAGGAAAAGTATAACAAAATCAATACAAGGTTTGGGCATAGGATTCAGCGATCCCACAGATTGGATATCAACAGGAAACTATGCGCTGAACTATCTAATGACCAGTGACTTCAACAAAGGTATCCCGTTAGGCAAAGTGACTGTACTAGCAGGAGAATCTGGAGCAGGTAAGAGTTATATCGCATCAGGAAACATAATCAAGAACGCACAAGAACAGGGAATCTTTGTGATCTTGATCGACACAGAGAACGCACTCGATGAGACGTGGTTACAGGCTTTAGGTGTTGACACTTCGGAAGAAAAACTTTTGAAATTGAGTATGTCAATGGTGGATGATGTGGCCAAGACCATATCCGAATTCATGAAAGGCTACAAAGAACAACACGCTGATAACAAGGAAGGTGCTCCTAAAGTTCTTTTCGTCATAGACAGTTTGGGCATGATGCTGACACCAACAGATGTTAACCAATTCGAGGCAGGAGACATGAAAGGTGATCTAGGTAGGAAGCCTAAGGCACTTACGGCGCTTGTGAGAAACTGTGTGAACATGTTTGGTAGTTGGAATGTAGGACTTATAGCGACCAACCACACATACGCATCACAGGACATGTTTGATCCAGATGACAAGATATCAGGCGGACAGGGGTTCATATATGCCAGTTCCATAGTGATAGCAATGAAGAAACTAAAACTGAAGGAAGACGAGAAGGGCAATAAGATATCCGAAGTAAGGGGTATCAGGGCGGCATGTAAAGTAATGAAGACCAGATATGCCAAACCTTTCGAAGGTGTGCAGGTCAAGATACCTTACGACACAGGAATGGATCCATACAGTGGACTGGTTGATCTATTCGAGAAGAAAGGTATTCTTGTACAGACCGGAAATAGACTGAAGTACGTTGATCCACAAGGGAAAGAACACATAGACTTCAGGAAAGCCTGGACAGGTGATAAATTAGATATGATAATGGCAAACTTCAAAGAAAGCACAGCTCAAAAAGAAGAGCCAGCGTCAGAAAAACCAAAAACAAAAAAAACAGAAACAACCGAAGAGGAAACGGAAGAATAAATGATTGATTTCACACACGAGGACATCGAACGTTTATGGAACTCCATATCACACTATGTGCCTGAAAGATCCAGACTGGACGCGGCCATCGACTTCATCAAGAGCCTGGACGACATAGGCGTGGAGCACGACGAGATAAAGGCGTCTGGGGAGTTTGATCCCAAACTGGAAGAAGCGATCAACACGGTGTTCGAGGAAGAGGAAGACCTAGACGAATCATACGACGACGGCTACAGCGAGGACTAATGATCAACTGGTACAGTGAAGTAAGCAGGAGTTTGGCGAAGATACCTGATTGCGTGGCGTACTTTGACAAGGAACTGCTGGAGGCCAGGAAGCAGTGCAAGATATACGGCAACCTAGAACGAGCATCCGCGTCCTTACCCGGAATAGTGGAGGAGAGATTCAGCCAACTACAGCAGTTGGAGGCCATACTGGAATACCTAAACATAGAACTGAGAAGGCTGAGATCAAAGACATTCAGAAAGTTCCTGGAGAACTACAACAGGGCACTTTCAAGCAGAGACGCTGAGAAATATGTAGACGGTGAGGACGATGTAGTCGACCTGACCAAGATAGTGAACGACTTCGCACTGCTGAGAAACCAATGGCTGGGCATCACCAAAGGACTGGATCAGAAACAATGGCAGATAACCAACATTGTGAAACTGAGGGTGGCAGGAATGGAAGATGCCGACATCAAATAACAGAATAATACTAACAGATGTAGACGGTGTGTTGCTAGAATGGGAACACCATTTCACCAAATGGGTGTTACAGAAATCATATTTTGACGAGCACGGCAATCGATACTATCCACACAAACTACTGCCCAACAAACAGAACACATATGAGATGGCGGAAAGGTTTGGAGTTACCAAAGATGAGATTAGAAAACTTATACGAGAGTTCAACAGGAGCGCCTGGATGGGTACACAGAGACCCATGTTGGAATCA